CAGCAGATACATTTGTCGGCGGCTCTGCTGACGCAGGTGTAGGTTACACAACAACATCAAGTTATTAATGAACAATGGCAAAATTTAATGATAAAATATCAACGATACTTAACAGCCAACTACCAGAATTCGTTGTTGCTGACCACCCTAAATTTGCCGAATTTCTAAAAGTATATTATCAATTATTAGAATCAGCAGAATTATCAATTGATACCATTGAGGGCACAGATGGTATATTACTTCAATCAGAAACAGGACAAACTGCCAATTTAGTTTTAAACTCTAGTCGTAAAGATACAGCTAGAACATTACTAGACGCTGGCGATAAAATCTTACTAGAAGAGTCAACCTATGGTAAATTTACCAGAGGTGAAATTGTTACAGGTCAAACATCAAATGCAACAGCAAATATTTTAGTTGAAGATATTGCAAACAATAGATTAATTATTTCAGCACAAGATAAGTTTATAGATAATGAAATAATTGTAGGTGCTAGTTCAGGCGCTCAGGCTACAATAACAAATTACAGACCTAATCCTGTAAATAATATTGTTGACTTGATTAATTTTAGGGATCCTGATAATGTTATAAATCATTTCTTAACAAATATGAGAAATGAATTTTTAGCAACTCTTCCTGAAAATTTAGCTGCTAGTGTAGATAAAAGAAAATTAATTAAAAATATAAAATCACTTTATAGGTCAAAAGGTTCTGTTCGTGGACATGAAATGTTTTTTAGAATATTGTTTGGTGAAACATCTGAAACAATTTATCCTAGAGAACAAATGTTAAAGGCTTCTGATGGTCAATTTGATTCATTAAAAGTTTTAAGAGTAATTGCTTCTGTAGGTGACGCAACTCAATTAGTTGGTAGAACAATAACAGGACAAACCTCTGACGCAACTGCTGTTGTAGAAAATACAACCACTTTTCAAATCGGCGATAAAACCGTTACTCAATTAATTTTAAATGCTGATACTATACAAGGCACATTTACGGTTGGTGAAGAGATACAAGGTACAACATCTGATACAGATAATTATTTTATAAAAGCAAATGTAACAGGTATACCTGGCACAAAAAATATTACTAATGACGGTTCATTAAATTTGACTACTGATACAATTTCTGTTACTGCTGGTGGTGAGGGAGCTTTATTTCAAATTGATGATATAGGACCAGGTAGTATTTCAGAAATAGTAATTGATAACTCTGGTTCAGGTTATTCAATAGGGGATAGTTTATCATTTACCAATACAGGCACAAATGGTATAAATGCGGCTGGTTTTGTAAGTGTTGTTACAGGAAGTTTTAGAGACCAAGGTGGCACTATAGCTGCACCAACAAATGAAGACTTTATTGTTTTAGAAGATGAAACAACTAGAGGTGATAGTTATGCTGGTAATGATATTGTTCAAGAAACAGATACGGTTACACCAACTGATACAACTATCGGAGAAATTACAAAAATATTTTTAACAAATAACGGAAGTGGTTACACAACACTACCAACGGTATCTGTAACATCATCAACAGGTTCTAGTGGCACAATTAGAGCTTATGGTGATAACATTGGTAGAATTGTTAAATTAAAAACGGTAGAATTAGGTAGAAGTTACGAAACATCACCCACACCACCTGTGTTAGGTTTCTTTAATAACGCAATTGTAACTGGTGTATCAGGCACATTTT